TGACCAAAACCCGCGAGAGCTACATCAACCAGATCGACCCCATGCGTCAGATCAACCGCCAGATCGAGGAGCAGGCCCGCCTGCTCAAGCTGCCCCAGAAGGAGCGCGAGATCGAGGCCAAAATGATCCAGCTGACTAACCAGTTGCTGCGTGAAGGCATTGATCTGCGCAAGGATGAAGCGGAAGCGACAAGGCTACGTGCTGCCCTGGAACGTAATCAGTCCGACGCTGAAGCTTACCAGCAGCGTGAGAGCATTCAGGCGATTATCGAGAGCATGCCGGGGTTCGACCCCTGGATGGATTTCTTTGAAAAGTTCGCCGGCGAGCTGCGCCGCCTGTGGGAAGAAACCGACGGTGCGCTGCTGAGTCTTGCGGGTCGCCTGTATGCCCTCAACTCCGCCTTTGAGGCCGGTGCCCTGACCGCCGAGTACTACAACAACCAGATCGCCCGTCTGAACGTGGAATCAGCCGAGTTACTGAATACGCTGGGTTTTGGCAACAATGAGACTGTCTGGGTGGAAGCCCTGGGCCATGTACTGGACGACTTCACCACTATGGCATCAGGTTTGGCCGATATCTTGGGTCGAGGCATGGGCGGCTGGGTGGACGGTCTGGCCGATGGCCTTGCCCGTGCTGCCATTGAGGGTAAAAGCCTGCGTGAAACCCTGGGTGAAGTCGCACGCACTGTTGCTGTTGATATGCTCCGGGCGCTGATCAAGCTGGGTATTCAGTGGATGATCAACCGGACGCTGGCTGATGCGTCATTAACAGCCAGTGTCGCCAAACAGGTAGTTGCGGCCGGCCAAGTTTCCAGTGCCTGGTCACCGGCCGCAGCCCTCGCATCCCTTGCAACCTCCGGTGCTAACGCGACCAGCGCCAATGCCGCTATTGTCTCCACTATGGCGGTGACCAGCGGTATGGCAAGCCAGGCATTTGCCGAGGGTGGCTACACAGGCCCCGGCAGCAAATATCAGCCAGCGGGTATCGTGCACGCTGGTGAATATGTCCAACCCCAGGAACGTATGCGTGAGCCCGGCGCGATGGCGTTCATGGAAGCGTTCCGCCGTGATGGCATGGCCGCACTTCAGCGTTTTCAGGGCTATGCCGACGGTGGCGCCGTATCGGCTGCCACACTGGCCACACCACCCACACAGGCCGCAGGGCGCACCCGCGACACGATCCAGATCATCAATGCCATCGACCCGGATGATATGGCGCAAACCGCGCTGTCGACACCTACGGCTGTACGTCAGATCAAGAACATCATTAAGGCGGAAAAGAGCAGCTTCCGCGCGATCCTGGAGAGCTGATATGCCACTACCCGAAAACATCGCCGCCATCTTCCCGTATCCGGCCAGCTGGACTAACTCCATTACAGAAGGGCGCGAGTACAAAACAGACATCATGCGCAGTCGAGATGGCAAGGAACAGCGACGTGCGCTGCGTTCCAAACCGCGTAAAAGTCTTTCATTTGATGTGCTCCTGGAAGGCAGCGAAGCGGCCAACTTCGATTACCTGATGACAGGGTTACAGCCTCACCGTTGGCTATTGCCGATGTGGCAGCGGCCGAGTCGGTTGACGGCTGATGTGTTCACCGGCGGCAATGCGCTCCAGTTCGCGGCCCCGGTGTCGTATGAGCTTCGATCAGGTGATTACCTGGTACTGCATCGCGAGGGTGCTGTGCCCGAAGCCCAGCAGGTTGATACTGTTTCTGGCGATCGCCTGTCAGTGACCCTGACTGATGTGCTTGTGGCCGATTGGCCGGCTCATACCCATGTGTACCCAGCGGAAGCGGCTCAGCTGAATAAGGGTATTAGCGGCCGTTACATCACCTCTGGCGTGCTCAGAGCCAACATGAATTTCAATTGCCTGGTGGATGCACGTGTTCCGGTTGAGCCTGAGCTGACATTTGATGTGATGATCGGAGCTTTGGAGGTGCTGACCCATCCCATCAACTGGGTCAACTCACTGGACGTGGGGTATGACTGGGAGCCGGTGTTGATCGATGCCGATATCGGTCCGACTGCTTATGAAACCGATGGTGACCTGGCATCCCAGACCCGCAAATGTGAAGTGCTGACTGAAGCCAGCGATGAGGTTGATTGGTGGTTCGCATTCTTTGACCGTTGCCGGGGCCGTCAGGTGCCGTTCTTGATGCCCACGTGGGTCGACTTGGGACTGAAAGCACCGGCATCACCGGGTGCCACCTTTGAAGTGCCTGGTACCGCGCTTGGCCTCTACCTGCTGGATAATCCTACCTACACCCATCTGATGCTGCGCCTCCACAATGGCAACCAGGCGTATTACGAGATCCAGGCTGTGGCCCCTGATTTCGAGTTAGGTGTCACTGTGATCACCACCGACGAAAGCTGGGGCGAGGCTTATAACCCTTGGGAGTGTGTGCAGGCCTGCCTGGTTAACACCTGCAGGCTGGCCAGCGATCGCATAGAAATTAACTGGATCACTGATGAGGTGGCCAAGATCACCTTTGCCGTGAAAACCGTGGAGGACGTGGCGTGAGTCATTCTGAGTATTCAACCACTGGTTATGGCAGCCGCCCGGCTGAACTCTATGAGTTCCGCTACAGCGATAACCCTGCCGATATCATCCTGTTCACCAGTGCCGACCATGACATCACGATCGGTACCGACACCTATACCTCAATCGCGATTGAGCGTGACAGTTTCAGTGATGATGGTAACCCAGATGACGGCAACACCCTGAAGCTGAGCCTGCCGCGTATCAACCCACTGGCAGACCTGTACCGCATCCAGCCCCCGGAGAAAACGGTCACGGTGAAGATTCGCGCCGTGCAGTTGGATGACCCGGCGCAGCAGCGTCTGAGCATCTGGTCTGGCCGGGTGGTTGCAGTGAGCTGGGAGCATCCAACGTCTGAAGTCGCATGTGAGCGCATTGCCACCTCACTCAAGCGCACCGGTGTCCGTGCCCGGTACCAGCGCCACTGCCGGCACTGCCACTATGGCCCAGGTTGTGGCCTCGACCGGGCGACTTATGAAGTACCTGACGTGGTGTCTGCCGTCAGTAATCGCACCTTGCTTACACTACCGGCCGCAACGGGCCATGCTGATGGCTATTTCAATGGCGGCATCCTGGCGATCGGGGGCGTGATGCGCCTGATCATTCAGCACACCGGTGACCAGGTGAAGATCAACCGCCCGATCGTTGGCCTGGATGCGGGGACAGCAGTGTCTCTCTATCCAGGCTGTGATCGATCTGCTGCTACATGCAAAGACAAATTCAACAACGTCGAGAACTACGGCGGGTTCGACTTCATCCCGACCGATGGCCCCTTCGACGGCAACAACATCAATTCAATCGTGTAGGTGAACCATGGGACTGTGGATCCAGTTTGTAATCACCTTGGCCATGATGGCGGTCAGCTACATCCTGACGCCGAAGCCCTCACAGCCGAAGATCAACCCGGAAGAGATCTCCAACATCCCCACCGTCCAGGAAGGCGAAAGCATCCCTGTCCTATTCGGTACCCGGATCATCAAAGGCGCATCCGTCACCTGGTACGGCGACCTCAGAACCAAGGCAATCAAGGAGAAGACAGGTAAATGAAGACTGAGCCCGTCGTGACATTCAAGCACCTGCGCGCCTTGAAATACTGCGCTTCCAGCGTGAAGCGTTGGTGTGATCAGCACGATATCGACATCCGACGCTTCCGCGAGGGTGTGCCTGTTTCTGAGGTGCGTGCGACGGGCTGCCCCATGGCCATCGCAGCCGCTGATAAAGCTGAGCAGGAGGCATAACGATGGGTAGCGGCGGTAAGGTTACAACGGGCTACAAATATTACCTGGGCGTGCACTTCGTGCTGTGCCATGGGCCGATCGACAAGGTGGTGCGAATTGAAGTTGGCGGCAATGAAGCCTGGCTGGGCGAAGCCGACGCCAGCGCGGCCGCGCCGACACGTATCACCATCAACAAGCCAAAGCTGTTCGGCGGTGATAAGCGCGAAGGTGGTATCGCCGGCGATATCGACCTACTGTCAGGCCACCCTGACCAGGCGCGAAACGACTACCTCCTGGATAAGATCGGCTCGGCACTGCTCTCGGCGTACCGTGGCGTGACATCTGTGGTGCTGCGCCAGTGTTACTTGGGTGTGAATCCGTACCTGAAGCCCTGGAAGTTTACGGCGCAGCGTATTCATACCCGTGGGGATGGAAGTGCGCAGTGGTATGACGAGAAGGCGGCGATTGGTGGCTTGGTGTATGAGGCAACTTCGCCTGCAATTACAGACCCTTTGGCTTCACTCCAAGGTTTTTCAGCTTCTTACGGAACCCTATCATCCTTCTACGTTGTGGATAACGCCATTACAGTTGATCCTTCTTCTGGCGAGGCCGCTGCGGCAATCTCAAAGCCAATAGGTCCATACGCTTCATTTATTCGGTTCCAAGTGGAAGTGAGAGTAAACAGCATAGGTGAGGATGATTCGGGCCAGATGGAATTAGGTCCTCTGACTATCATACCCGCTCGGCAGGCTGTTACTGATTCCCTCCGGCGAATCCACCTTAATGCCAGCGAAAACTCAGGAGGCGTTACTTTACTAAGTGGGGCTCCTGAAATTGGGGTGTGGTACCAAATTGAAAGTCTGGTTGAAAGTTCAGGTAGTACACAAACAGTCATTATCCGCAAAGACGGAGTTGAGCTAGATCGTGTTACGGGTATTCCTTTCCAAAGATCGGCCATATCTGAAATTAAAATCCTGATGGAAAACGCCACACCAGGCGGAAGCTCATCTTGGAGGAATCTGGAAGTCTGGGCAACGAACAGCGCCATTTTAAGAGACATGAACCCCGCTCATATCATCCGAGAGTGCCTAACAGACAACATCTGGGGCCGAGGCTTACCGGAGTCAGAGATCGGGCCAACCTTTGCAATTGCCGCAGATCAGCTATTCGATGAAGGACTTGGCCTGTCTTTCATGTGGTCAGAAGAAGCCCCAATCGAGGAGTTTGTCGGCGAGGTGCTGCGCCATATCGATGCCGTTCGCTACGAAGACCCTGAAACAGGATTGCAGGAACTCAAGCTCATCCGTGGTGATTACGATATCGGCACTTTACCCGTGTTGGACAGAAGCAACTCGAAGGTCACCAAATTCGAAATG